GGAGGAGAAAATCAATATTAACTGTATTTGACATCATAGTGTCCATTTGTTCTTGAATACCTTCTAATTGTTCTGCCATAAATTCAATTAACATAAACTGTTCTTGGTCTAAAGGAATCTGGTCAGCTTGTTTAACTAAGTCTGCTTCAAATAAAGTTGCTCTAGTTTCTATATTATTCAATCTTTCAATAACTCCAAAGTACGCCCACACACCAACTGCTGTTGCTCCAAGAATACTTAACAAATTTTTCATAGGCATAGAAATACTTGTTTGGTCTGATACTTTCATAAGTTATCTAGTTAAACTTGCCATTTTCTTTGCCATAGATTTGGCTCTTTGAGGGGTTTGTTTTGCCCATCTAGAATCAAGCATCTCAATTGAAGCTGTTTTATATTGAGGTGGCTTAGATTTTAACGCACGCCACATAGCAGGAAACTTTGATACGCCTGTTTTTCCCATTTGAAATACCATTTCTACAATCAGTTCCTTACAATGATCCTCTACTTCACAACCTTCAAGTAATTCTTCTGCACCTGAAATAGCGTTTTCTAAATCTTTTTCTAATATTTCCATTAAAAAATCTTCTTCGTATTCTTTATTGTCTTCCCAAAAGTCTTCTACGCAAAGGTGGCCGACCCCCACAGTTCTCTTGCCTAGCGTGTCTAAATACACCATATTGCGATACCCTTCATTGGAACGCACTGATTTCAAAAGTCTTGTCATATCCATTATGGCTTTTTCCTTTTCTTTTTCTTTTTTAAATTTTTACCTGTATTAGGATATTTTCTTAAATTGTCTAACGCCATTAGCTCTATATAAGCTCCTACACCCGCTGTGGTAGCCACTCCTACACCAGCAACTTTTAAATTTTCTTTTCTTAATCTTTTCTTTTTTCCTGAATCAAAACTGTTTAAAGAATTATATTCCTTTTTAACCTTTTTTTTCTTACCTAAAAGACCAAACCCTTTTTTTGCTAATCCAAATATACCCATTTTATTACCAATTAATCCTTGAATTATCTTCATATGTTTTAATCATATATTCTTCCATCCATTCTAATTTTTCTTTAATAATAGCAATGTCTTGTTGCATTTGTGCAACAGAATCAGCTTTGACCTCTACGGCTTGTAATCTTTCTGACCACATACCCCATGTAACACCTAAAGATGCAACAATACCTATAAACCATACTGAATCTTTAAAAGTAAATTTAAACATTAAATGTTAAATTCCCATTCTTGATTTTGCTCAGGATCTTTAAACATTAAAGATTCCGCAGCTTCTATATCTTGTCTATTTCCCATGCCACCACTAGCTAAGGAGGCTATACCACCTCTAGCTCCTGTAAATAAATCTATTTGTTTTGGACCCATACTTTCTAACATATTTTGAATAGCTATTTCACCTTGTCTTGGTGTCATGATTCCATTTTCAACTGATCTTCTTATTGCATCTATAATCATACTACCTATGCCCTCTCCAGCTTGTTGGGGTTCTGATGCAAATAGCATTTCTTGTCTGCTAGGATCTATTTCTTGTCTGTTGGGATTTTCAGGAAACATAAGCATTGGATCATTAGTTTCCGTACCTGGTCTCATATCTGTTGGAATATTAACATCTTCCATTGTTGTTCCCTCTATAACCCGATCAGCTCCCGGAATACTCGTGATCCCTGGCTCACTAGACATTGTATTAGGAGCTTGTGGAATACTAAAATCTTCCACACTACGATAACCTGCTTCTAAAGAAGGGCCAAACATTTGTTGCTCTTCAGGTAAAGTTTCATCTATTCTTTCTAAAATACCCTTCATAAGCATGTCTATAGATTCAGAATTAGACATGTCGTGAACTTCATTTTGTTTTGTATTTTTATTGTAAAATAATCCTATTCCGTTTCTTAAAAATTGATCAGATTTATTGTTACCTGCAGCTATATCTCCTTCTGTTTGTAATCTTTGTAAAAGTTTTGCTATACCTGAGTCAGGAAGTAATCTGTTAGCATCATCTAAATCTTCTTTTAAATCTTGTGAACTAAACATCTCACCTGTTTCAGGGTTCATATAAGGCATGCCACCTGGGTTACTCATAACCTGTCCTTGTCTAAAAGAATTTAAATCAGGAATACTCATTTCGTCAATAGGTCCACCTTCAGCATATCCTATTATTCCACCATCTTTAACTTGCACTACTTTTTGGTAATCTTGAAAAGTTCCTGAAATATATTTACCTTGGTTAGGATCAAAATAAGTTATCATGTTAGTACTATCAAAAGGCTGTTGTGTAGTTGATCCACTACTACCACCACTACCACCACCATCGTTACCTGAATTGTCCACTGTTCTAGTATCTGGTTTATTAGAATATATACTAGGTATTCCACCCCCTATTCCTGTTCTAGCACTATCGTAGTTTTGACTAGCTTCAAATACAGGGTTTTTAAAAATATCTTGTTGAAATTGATTATCTAAAGAAGCTAAAGCCAACTGATTAACTTTTTGTTGATCATCTGGATAATAATTTTTAAAATATCTTTGAGCTGCAGTATAATCACCGCTTCCTCCTGCAATTTTATCCATGACTCCTCTAGAGATTTGAGTAAAACCAGGAGCTCCCACCACAGCATCTGCACCATATTGCAAAAACTTGTTACGAGTGTTAGGAATCATTGATCCAACACCACTCAAATAACGTGAATCTGCTAAAGGATTTTTAAATAAAGGCTTATCTCCTTGACCTACTCGTCTATATGAATCAAATAAAGGCTTACCTTGTTCATCTTCAGGTACTTCATAATCTGTCATTCTTTGTAATAAATTTGGGTCTATTGGGTTAGCAGCTATCTGTTTGTTTAAAATATTTTTATAGAAATTTTTGGCTGCTAGTTGCGTATTATTACCAGCTTTTCTAATTTCTTTTATATCATTGTAACCAATTCCTTCTTTTTTCAAAACACTCACATAATCTTGTTCTCTTCCAAATAAATCTTTTGTGCGACCTTGTTGTTGAATTGCTTTTCTTGTAGCTTCAGCTACAGACATTTCTTTTTTAGGAGGATCTTTTTTATCTCTTTTTTGATTTGGTTGAGGCTTTTTATTAACCACACCTTTTCCACCTCTATACTTATCTGCAAAAGATTGTTTTTTAGATTTTGCCATTAAGGTTTCCTTCTTCCTGCTAAATTCATAATTCCATCCCTATATATTATACCACCTCTTTTAGCTGTAGCAATAGCTCCGTAAATATTTCCACCTGCTAAAGCTGCACGTTGTTGTGGGTTTAACTGACCTCGTTGTGCTCCACCCATAGGTCTAATAGGGCTTGACATATTACTTGCAACAGGTTTAGTTTTAATTTCACCTGATACATTGTTAGATGGATTATTACTTCTAGGAAAAGTAGGTTTGTATGTTTTTGGAGGTACCTTCATTTGGTTATTTGGAGCCCCTGGTGCAGGAGAAATGGTTTCATTAACAGGTGCTTCTGGTTCCGATCCTCTATTCATATTTGAAAATAAATAGGTTAGAACTTCTTCAGGGTCGTCAAAATCTATGCCCTTCATATCATTTTCTATTTCATCCTTACTAAATATAACTCGAGTTAATTTACTATAATTAGCTCTTCTTACTTTATCTTCAACTGTATCATCAACCATTTTAACCATCCATTCCAAATATTCTGGATTAGATAAAACTTTTGATTGATGTTTAGCAAGTAAGGCTATACCTAAACCTGTTAAAGGATTAACTCCTAAACCTGTTGCAAGAAAAGCTCCAGATATTCCAGAAAAACCTGCAAGAGCAGCTCTACGAGCAACAAAAGATGATGTTTCTGCAATTCTATTTGCAAAACCTACTTCAGCAATTCTAAGTAAACTGTTTAAATTTTCAACAGCAGCCTTTCCACCTTTTTCTGATAATTTTTTACCATTAGCTGTCATAACTTGTGACCATATTTCTTTCATAAATTCTGTTCCTTGATTAGAATCTAATCCTAATTTAGCTCTAAATTTTCTTGGGTCAAATATGTTGATAGTTACTAAGTCTTGCTTAAAGCCACTTTGTACAGTATCTAGTGCAGTATCTAAAGAACTTTCAAGACCAATTTTTGTATTGATATCTTGTCTACCTTCTAAGACAGCACCTGTTTTTCGATTAAAAGCTACTGGTACAGAAGCATCATCCCATATTCTCTGTAAGAATACTCGAGTTTGAACATTTATGGCATCTTTTGAAGGCTCTGCAAAATTTCTTGTTACAATTTTAGAAAGGTCTCGAAGGGCTTCTCTACTTGGATTACCACTTTGAAAAGTGTCAAAAATATATTTAGTTAATTGATCTGAATACATAAAACCCTCTTTAGGTAAGGCCCCCGCTATAAACATGTTTTGATCAACCATTTCAAAAGCTTTTGCTAGAGGTGTTGTATAATTATTTGCTCCAAAACCAAAAACTTTATTAGCTCTTAGCAAAGAAGTTTGTACAAATTTCATTTGTTGTTCTAGAGCAGGATCGGCTACTCCTCCTTGACTAACAGGTAATTTCCATTCTTTAAGATCATTCATACCTTCTTCTAATGCATTTTTAAAATTTCTAGCTTGACTTGCTATATCATCACCTTCTTTAACTCCAAATTTTTGTGCGTACTCCGCCCATTTTTGATTAAATTGTTTTTGTACACCTCTAAATTGAATTGCTCCAATATAATCGTCCATTCTACCTAAATCTAATAAAAAGTTTTCAAATTCAGTTAAATTGCTGCCCCCACCAATAGTTTGTGCACCTTGTCTACCTTCAGCATTACCATACAATTCAACTTTGCTTTTGTTAACCACATCTTCATAACTTTTAGCTAATTCTTTAACTCTATATGTTGGAATATATCCACCAGTAGGCACCGCAGCATCTAGTGCAGAAGCTTTTACAAAAAAATCATCATACATTTTAGCTGATACTCTTTCAAAAATTTTAAATTTATCTTTAGCTTTTTCTGTTATTAACATTCCTGCATCCATTACATGAGACATAGGAGCTAACTCATTTAATGTTTCTTGAACACGTTTATCAGTGTAATATTGTATTCTTGATCTGTTTGCACGAATATCTGTACCAATAAAAGGAAAAACACCTACTACTTTTGGATAACCTTTTACCCAATTAAGAAAACCTCCATCTGAAACATCTTTAATACCAAAAGGTATGTTTTGACTTAATGATAGTCTAGCTAAATCTTCAGCGTTACTACCAGCTTTAATTCCATAAAAAGCTCTAATACCTTTTTTTGCTTGACTAAATATAGGAAATAAACCTGCTGCTCCACCTGAAAACAATATAGCATTTCTAGCATGAACAGCATTAACAACAGTCGGATCTGTTGAAAGTTCTGGATCTTTAATACCTTCTAGTTCTCTGTATATAGCATTTAATCCATCATAAGCTGTAGCTGCTGTATAAGCTCCTGCACCAGAAAAAGCGGCTGATTCTGCTACCATCATTTTTTGATTCTTAGGATTAATAGCACTTTTTAAAAGTTTTTTTCTACTTGCAAACAACAAAGGAAATGTTGATATAGCATCACCAAATATACTTACATTTTTTTTGTTAAGTTGGGGGATGTATCTCATAGCTGTGTTTGATACTCCCATAAAGCTATCGTCAAAATAATCTAAAACTTCACTTTCATTTTTTGGAAACATTTTATCAAAGGGACCTTGTGGGCCTTCTTGTCTTTCACCACCTCTATTTCTATTAAAAATTGTTGTCCAATTTCTTTTGTCTGCTTCAAGTTTTTCTCGCCATGCTTTATTTTTTGCTTTCATGGGATCATTAGCATAAAGTCTTTCTATAGCATTCATTTCTTGTGCTTCACGTATAGCATTCATCTCTGCAAGTTGTTTATCAGTTAATTGATTATTAGGTATATTACTTTTACCCAATGCTTCTCGAATAGCATTAACATTATCAATTATTAATTTTTTATCTGCTTCATATTTTTGGCCTTGTGTTATTTTTTTATTAAACATTTCGCTACTAGCAACAAACTCTTTATTTAAAAAATTATCTAAGTCTTCTACTTTTAATAGAATATCATTAGTACCAAACATATCTGTTAATTCTGTAGGAGTTATACCCCAAAGATCTTCTATATTTGTATTAGGATATTTTTCAGTAAAACTAAATATTTCTTCAGCCATTTTAATCTCCTTTCCTTACATAACCATATTCTGTTAATTTATAATCATTAATTTCAGGATGATTAGCAGGATCTCCCCACATACTATCCATCGGATCTACCCAAATATAATCTAATCCTTCTTTTTCAGAATAATCTGGTGATTTAAAATTAACATTTTTAGTTTGCATTTTAGGGAATATTTCGCTCTGCCTTCTAATATATTTTTTAAAAGGTTTGTGATCTTTCATAGTCTGCATTACTTTTTTATAATCAGGTAAAACTTGATTTGCTTCTCCTTTATCATTATAAGTAATTGTAGATAGGGCACTATCAAAAGCTAACCTTCTTATATTTTCTCTCTCATCAATTGAGGAAGGAATGTTTCCTGTTCCAAGAGCATATTTAACACCTTCATATACAGCTTCTGCTATACCTAAATAACTTGTTCCCCTGACTAGCTTACCTACAGTTTTTAAATTTTTAAAAGGTTCTAAAGATCTTTTTAATTTTAATGTATCTTTTGTTTTACCACCATACTTTTTATAATATTCAGTTGGATAATTGTTTTTTAACCAACTTTTATATGATTTAGTATTTTGATTTGTCCAAGTAGATTTATATTCTTTTGGAGAAGTTTCAATTTGAAGAATATCTTTTTTTACAGCTGAACCCAAGTCTTTAGTTTTTTTAATAATAGAGTCAGATTTAGGAGGAACATAATTTTTTTTGTTATATGTTTCATATTCTGGAAAAGGTTTACCTGGTTCTGCTAAAAAATAGGGTCTAAAATTACTCATTAGGAGTTTTCCATTCTATAATTGAATTTGTTTTAGTATCCCAAACAACACTAGCATCAAAAGGAGGAGTTGTAGAGTTTGATTTATAAGATTCACCTTCTAAAAATGTACCTCCATTATTTCTATATAGAGACTGTAAGTCTCTATTAGCACCTTGTAGTTCAGCTCTTACTTGAAGTAAACCAGCAATAACAGTTTGTGAGTCAATAGCACCTGTAATTTTTAAACTTTCATAAGCTCTTTGAATATCATCTAAGTTAAGACGACCAGATGATTTACGAGAACGAGCCACTGCGTAAGCTATTGCATTAATACGAACTCTATTTTGTGCAAGTTCAGGTTTAAATTTACCCCAAAATTGTTGGGATGCTTTATTACCTGGATCAAATAATGCATTAATATCTACAGTTTGGTCACTAGCATCACTAACTTTAATTTGACCATCAGGAATTGCTCTTTCTACTTGTCTTTTAACTTCATCAAGAAGAGCTAAAGCCCCTTCGTCATCAGCAGCAAGTGTATCTGCCAACATACCATAACCTCTTTGTTTAAAATCTTGAACAAATCCAGGGAAACCCGCTAAGGTTGGATCTTTTAATAAAGTAGTAATAACTCTATCAATACTTCCAATGTTTCTGTCATAAAGAAGAATACCACTTAACTGTTCATCTAATTTAGCCGCAGGATAAACATCCTCAGCCGTTGTAGTTACCTCAGCACCTACAATTAAATCATTTATTCCCGTACCAAGAGGAATCCATTCAGGATGACCATTTACTTGCATAATTGGTCTGCCTTCTGAATCTAAATTAGGAACTAAAAATTCTCCTGTTTTTAGTTCTTTAACCTGTGTTCTTATATTCTTTCCTGTTACAGGATGTGTATACATACCATTTAACATTTTTTTAACTATATTAACTTCAGTTTGTACAGGTTTATACAAATCAGTATCTAAAGGAATATTTTTAGGATGAAATTCTAATTTACCTGTTTTTTGATTAACTACTTGTAAATAATTAATATCATCTATAGGTGCGTGTTGATTTGGATCTAAGTTAGACTCTCTTACAAAAGTGTTCTTACCTGTAAATACATCAAATACATGTTTCCATTTATCTTGTGTAGCTACTTTTTCGTTTAAAAATCTTTTAGGATCTGCGTTGTGTAATGCTGCATATTCTTCATAAGTTGCAAATGCACGATTCTCTCCAATATTTTTATCAAACATAACAAAAGGTTTTTGAGGATCAATTTCTCTGCTATATGTTCTTTCATTTTCAGGTTTAGCCATATCAGCTAATAAAACATCTAGCGTAACTTCTGTATTTAATCCTGTGTCTTTATTTTTAACAAATTGAACTTTAGATTCTAGATCTAATCTATTTGCATTATTTTGTTTTGTTATTTCTTGAAAAAATCCTAGGTTAGAAAACATTGCCTGACTTACAACATTAGCTCTAGCCATTGCATCTTTCTGTGATTGAGTTAAAGCATAAGATGTTCTTTGTGTTTTAGCCTGTGCCTGTGCCTGTACAAGTTGTGCTTCTTGGACTCTTGTAGCACGTCTCATTGTAGATATTTCAGGAACAGTTTGTTGTGCTGCAGTTCCAAATATGTCAAGAGCTTTACCTTTACCTGTTACTAATCGAGAACCAAAATTAATTAAACTAGCAGCTATATCTTCTTTTTTTTGTTGTTCAATTAAATCACGTTGACCACGTAAATTATCTGGATATAAAGTCATAGCTTCTTTTTCATAAGTTTCTTGTGATTTTTCAGGAAATAATTTATTTGCAAAAGACCTTGCTATTGGTTGAAACTCTTGCATACCTTGTTGAATACCACCAAGTTGATTTGTTATTGTAGAATTTTTTTCTGTTTGAGGCATGCTACTTATTAATTCACCTGACTCATGATCAATAGATGGATTACCACCATGCTTTAGTCTAGCCACTCCACCTCTAAATAATTTACGTTCTAATACACTCATTATTGCCCTACTAATGCATTGGCTCCTTGAGTATTAAAACCTTTGTATGCTCCGAGGCCCATGATCCCTAATCCTGCAACCTGTAAGAATGGGTTAGTAGATGGTTGTTGTTGTACAGTCATTTGTGAAGCAGGGGTACCGGTTAAAATACCAGAAGCAAAAGATAATCTTTGGAAAGGCTCTTGGTTCTGTAATAACTGTGTCTGTCTTTGTGCTTCTAAAGCATTTTGACCTTGTGCCTGACCTAAAGCTCCTGATGTTAATAGATTTGTTACATCTTGACCATAAAGGTTTTGACCTAGTTGTCCTATTCCTGCTTGTTGACCACCAAGTTGACCTAACATTTGACCTGCATTAGCTTGTCTACCTTGCTGTGCTTCAAATGATTGCTGTGCTGTTTGTTGTGCCTGTTGAAAGTTTCTAGACATATCTTCAAATATTCTTTTAGATTTAATATCTTGTAGGTTTCTACCTAATTCAGCATTTTGTATACCTGCACGCTCACTTCCAAAAGCTCCTGCACCTACTTGTTGTGCATTAATACCTTGTTGTTGTAATTGACCTTGACGATCTAATTCTGCTAAAGCATTTTGAGTTACATTTTGTTGATAAGGATCCATATAAGATTGAATACCTTGTGCAGTTGGAGCAAACATACCTTGAGATCCTGCAATGCTTTGCACCCCTTGATTAATTGTTCCTGCAGCTTGATTTAAATAAGGTTGGTATTGACCAATCCCCTGGCTAGTCATTGCTCTAGCTTGTTGTTGTTGAGCATCTAGTCCCTGTACTTGAAAAGCAGGAACCTGTTGAGCAACACCTGCTCTACCTAATTTTCTTGCTTGAAAGTCAGCATTACTCTCTCCTGTTTGTTGTGTAGCAGAAGCATCTCCAAATGTTGATTGTAATAATTGTTTGCCTCTTTCTTCTATGTAAGGGGCGAGCCTATTATAATTAATTATTTCTTCTGCCATTACATTACTCCTCTTGATGATTCTGGATCTAAATTATTCATTAAATTGTACATGGCCTGTGGCCCTCCTGCGTTTTCTACAGCTTTAGCTGTCATTACAAACTCTCCGTCACTTAACATGGCAGGAACTAAATCATCTTTAGGTCCACCTGGTCCTTCTATCTGACCATTCATTCTTTGAAAATCTCCTAGGCTATTAAGCCCACCCATATTATAACTGTTCTCATACATAATCTCATCTTGTATACCCATAATACCACCATCTGCTTTACCCATTGTTCTATCAACATTACCAAACTGACCCATCCAAGTAGATTTAGGATTTACTTCATAGAAGTCTGCTCCAATTGATGAAGGTTTTTCATTTTTATTATCAAAATAGTTAGCTGCAGCACCAAGAGCCATTGGACCAAACACAGAAGCTAATCCTCCTGCTGTTGTTTCAAAGAAAGGTTTCTTTTCTGCTATTATAGGAACAGCATTTTGTCTTTGAAAAAAGTCAAATGCTTCCCTTTGATCTTGTGTTCTAATCTCTGAAATACTATTAACACCTACATCCTTTAAAGTTTTATCTAGAGCAGTACGAGTTGCATTTTGATTAGCCTTTTCCAACAAACCCTGTTTAAATGCTGAAGTTCCACCTAAATTATCTTTTATTTGACCAAAAATGCTTTGATCTACAGGACGGTTTTTTGCAAAAGCGTATGGATTAGGATTTTTATTTAATAAATCTTGAAATGGCAATTTTTGACCCAACTCACCTGTACCAAATGCTTTACCTACACCATAACCACCAAGACCACCTGCAAGAGCTGATCCTGCTCCTTGACCCGCTAATGCTGGAGCTGCTGCACCAATTAAAGCTGAGTACCCTGGTCCCATGCCCATGGCTCCCGCAATCATACCTGCGTAAGGTGCTACTTTTTTTAGTGCCTTCTTTGCACTTTTAAATAATTTTTTTAAGAAAAACTCTGGTTGACCTGTAATAGGATTTATAGAGTTAAATTCGTTACCTACAATATAACGATGAGGGTTGATACCCATATCAAGCATTTGATTAAAGAGTAAAGCTTTTAGTTGAGGATTTTCATCTAAGACTTCCATAGGCACAACAGTTTCACCTTCTGCAGCGTGCACAATATATGTATCTTCATATCTACCCAAGTCAGCAATTTTAGATATCTGATCTTTAAATGCTTCTAGACCTTGGCTAGGTCTGTTATCTTGCATGTTGTAGTCCATGTTTAATTAATTACTTCCTCCAAATATATCAGGCAATTTATTGACCGAAATAGCAACATCTCTTTTTATATCAGATTCAGTTGTTTCGGTAGCAGGGTCATTGACATCTGATGTAGCTTCGTCTTCTGACTCGTACACCTTCCCTGTTGAGGCGTGTTTAATTGTTGCAATAGTTTCTACTTCTATATCACTAGGAATAGAATTTCCAGCAACCACGGTTGTATCTTCATTTATACTCATTTATCACTCCTTTTGCAATACATTATGTTATCTCTAAAACACTTATTATAACAGTTAAATCGCCACCATTTTGTGCTTGTGCTTTTAATATTTCTGATTCTTTAAATATTATAGGAGTAGGACTACCTAGTGAAGAATCTACTGATCCAAAACCTGCGTGCACTGCTCCTGTAGCTAATATTTCTTGTGATTGTTTAGATCTAACAGTTCTATCTGTTTCTAATGGATAGCTTACACCATCAGAATCAACTAAAAACAAAGATATATTACAGTTATTATTTACATCTTTGTTGGCTATTCTTATAGATTTTAACACAGCAGTCGTAGCTGTTGGTACTGTGTATACAGATGTCAACGATGTTGTTGACAAATTTGCTTTATAGTTTGTATAAACGTTTGCCATTTATCCTAAAAACCATGTTATTTGTTCGTCTTCATTACGTAATGTTTCTGGAGTATAACTATTATTAAGAATAAATATCATTTGATCAAGTGTTTGTATCATTGTATTCATTTGTGCTTGACTATACTCTTTTGATGCTTGTGGTAATCTTGGTATTAAAATTGATGACATTATGAACCTCTTGTTCCATCAGGTTTTATATCTAATCTAAGTGTACCATATCTCCAATCATCATCAACGCCATCACTTTCTACTCTAACAGAAAGTTGTCTGCCCCTGATCCGTGTGTCTTTTTTTGTTGTTGAAGTTGTAATGTTAAACTGCCCGTGAGTCTTTTGTGTTCCAGAAGGATAAGGCCTTGTTTTAAATGTTAAATCTACTGTTCCTGTCTGTGATTTAAAATCAGGAACAATTCTAGAAACAGACATAAAATTATCACCATCAGCAATATCTATATCGCCAGATTCAATGTGAGCAGGTAATGCATTACTTTCATCATTACTTCCTACTTCATGAGCATAAATAAAAGTACGCCCTGCTTTTAATCCATTAATTGTTGATATAGTAGCTGTTGTATCTTGTGCTTCAAACTCTGCTGCATAAGGTTCATCATAAACTCCACGATCTTCCCAAGAGCTTCTAGCTAGTGTTCCTACATACCATAAGTTTTCTGCATAGTTAAAAGTAACTTGTCTATCTATTTGTGTTGAATTTTTTGAAGGGTAGAACCAAATAACTTCGTTAAAGTCTGTATTAGCTGCACAAAAGATATCTTGTTTAGCATTTTGATTTAGATCATCAAATACATAATCTTGAACTGTACAAGGAATTTTTTGCACGGCACCATCAAATAAGAAAAATGAATCAGTACCCATCCAAAAAGAATTACCACCTACATCAATAGCTGCATGAAGACCAATACATCCACAAGAAGAACCAAGTTGATTAAAACCAAAAGTAAAAGGAGGTCCAATAAATTGCATTTGGTATAATGCTGTATCAGTCCATACCATAACAGCACCTCTAGATCTAACAGCAGTTTGTATAAAATTACCATCTACTAATCGTTTAGATCCTGCGGTATTAGTTGCACTTGGAGTCCATATATTTTCACTTTCTTGTGCAGACCATCTAACAAACATATTGTCTTGTGTAGTAGATGTACCTATTGTTGTTTCTGTTCCAAAACAAATTACATGTCTGTCATCACCTGACACAAGCATAAATCTACTTCTTGTTGGAGCTGTTGATACATTAGTTACAGAAGCTAGGTTACTTGATAAACCTGAAGAAGTGTCCCAATAAAAAAGTCCACCATTAAATTGTAAAGCTAGAGCATCTTCTCCCCATGTGTCTAATGACCATTTTGCTGATTCCAATAATACACCATCTCCACCTGTTAAACCTTCCCTAGATGCATCCCAAGTTGAAGCTCCCCAAGTACCTGCACCCCAACCATATCCAAAAATAGATACAGCAGAACCTGTATTTACTTGATATGTTGCTGTTGCTGTTGCACCTGTTGCAGTAGATGTTGCGTTAGCAGGTGCCTGAATAGTATAAGTGCTTGAACTAGGTACAGTTAATATTTCAAATTCAGCTTGTAGATTTGCTTGAGATAATCCACCAATTGCTCCACTAACACTTGATATTGTAACAAAGTCACCAATCAATGCTCCGTGATCTGCGTCTGTTACAGTCACTGTTGATGTTGCATTAGCAGTAACAAATTGTGTAATACTTCCTGTATCACGAGTAGGTGTTATATCAGCGTAGATATTTTCTGAGTAAGCGTAAAGTTTTTTGTTTGTGCCGTAAATAGCATACTTAACACCATTAAGAGAAGACCATGTTAGAATGGCACGAGTTGCACCTACAAGTGCATCGGTTGTTACTTTAGTCCAACCACCAATTTTTTCAGGAAGTCCATAACGAAACCTAACGTTGTCGCAATCTATCCATCGTCCTTCAGCACCATATTCAGTATTTTGTTTATCTATTCCAGGTGCTATTTGCAATTTTGTTAAAGGCATTGTAGCTCCTATACTGCTGATTCATAAAATCTAATCCAACGATCTGTTCCTGCTATGTTTACAAGTATTGCTCCAGCCTTTGCTGCATCTTCTGCAGTAGAAGAAGATAAACTAGCACTACTGTCACTTGCAGAAGTACCTTCAAAATAAATAAATTCTTGATCTGTATCATCTTGATCTAATGATAAACAAGCTATAGCTCCTGCAGTATTTGCTTGATTTATTTCAACACTTGCATTAGCAGGTGTATTTGTTCCAAAACCAATTTTGTCTGCAGAACCATCAATAAAAAATGCGTTAGCTAAAGTATTTGTTTCAGCTCTAAAATCTACTGAAGCACCCGAATCGTTAAAAGTAAATCCACCACCATCAAAATCAATAGCTCCTGTTGCTTTTACACCACCAACAACATGTAGTTCTGTTGAAGGAGAAGCTGTTTTTATACCAATTCTATCATTACCAGCATCTGCAAAAAATAAGTTCGCATCACCATTACCTTCAATTCTAAAATCTACATCAGCACTTGATTCATTAAAAACAAAAGTACCACCATCAAGAGATGTGTTACCTGATACTGTTAGTGTTCCGTTGGCCTTGACATTACCTGCGTCAGCCAAAACATCAAACATTACTGATCCATCTGAATAAAGGATATGCTTAGATCCTGCCACTAAATTTGTTGCTGTACCACCTGCAGGTTTAAAACCTAGAGAGTGTGTACTCATAGTTGTTGCATTATCAACAATATACCAAGTTTCTACGGCTTCACATTGCATGGTAGTATTACCTGTTAGTGTACCTGTTAATTTTATAATGGCATTACTTTGCTCATCTGCAGTTGTACCATCTGCTACTGTTAAAGCATCAGTCGCACTTGCTACTGCAACAGAGACATAGCCTTTGACCCCTGATTCTACTTTTTGTAAATTGTTATTTGTAATTGTTCCCCAAGTTCCAGAGTTTTCACCGGTAGCTTGGATTTCTAAATTAAGTGAGCTTGAGTATGTTGATGCCATGTTTTAATCCTTTTTTAACCTTCTTCTAGATTTTTTAAATTTTGTTTTAGATTTTTTAAGTTTTCTTAACTGTACTGGTTTTTTTTTGTTTTCTCTTAAAGCACCTATTTCATTCACAAATAAACCAACACCAGCAACCATAGGTATATCAGCCTGGTCAAATGAGTTTTTCTTTGAAGGAAATGCTTTACCAAAACCTTTTAGTGCTAATCCTACTGCATTTTTTATTCCCATAATCTATTCCTATCCTACGTCATCCAATAATGCAGCTACGATACAAGTAGCACTTGCATCTCCTGCGTCACCTATATCTGAACTAATAGCATGGATGTCTGCTACAGTTACGTTAGGTAATCTTCCAAACCATGATTGCTCTGGTCCTATAAATATGCCATCAGCTAAGTTAAAAGCTGCTGTTCCTGCATCTATTGATAACATAATGCCGTCTGCAGTGCTAGTATTTTTAACAAATAAAAACTTGACTTTGTCTCCTGCAGCTATAGCTGTCGGAGCTGTATCTTGATCCACGGCTGTATAATCTAAAAAATGGCCTGCTATGAGATCTGCACTTGTTGTAGTAACAGCAGTCTTCTTATAATACCATTTATCGTTGACATCATCAGGGGTAACTGTCATTGAACCACTAATAGTGGTAGCTATCTCATCTGGTAATAATGTTACTGATAAACTTACTGTTGCGTCATTTGCCATTAATCTGTGCCCCCTGGGTCAACTTCATTATACGTTGTTGAAGAAGAATCGTCCACTTCATTCCATAAGAAAAAGTTAGGTGATCCTACAGAGAATGAAATTAAATTTTGAAATGCTTCACCAAATGCTGTTTCATCTCCTATATTAGCAGTAAATTGACTACCGTCAACAGAGAAGGTAGCTCCTGCTGTAACTGTTTCTGCACCCGTAGTTGAAGTAATTCCAGGGCCTGTAGGACTAACAAGTGCTGTTCCTATC